TTATTGTTATGGGTAAACAGAAAGACCAAGGAAATGCAAGGGAGTTCGTCCATCAAGGACTTTCTTCTAGAAATTTCACTAGAAAGTTTACACTAGCAGACGATATTGTCGTTAAAGGTGCAGACATGAAGGATGGTATTCTAAGCGTATCACTTGAGAGAGTAATACCCGAAGAAGACAAACCTCAAGAAATCAAAATTTCTTAAAAAACCATCTTACAGATACACCTGTTATGTTGTATAATAGGTGTATCTATTATTATGGAGTATAGATTATGACAGATGAAAGAAGAATGGGATTGGAAATTATTGAAGGGGAAACTAGAGTACCCGAAGTAATCCTGCCACAGAGAGTCGGTGGTGAATTTGTAACATTAGACATTGCAGAACAGCTTGCTGGTAAAAGAGTAATTGTATTTGGATTGCCTGGCGCATTTACACCAACATGTTCAACTCAACAGTTGCCTGGCTTCGATGAGAACTTTGAGAAGTTCCAAGAGAAAGGTATTGATGAGATTTACTGTGTATCAGTTAATGATACATTCGTAATGAACTCATGGTTCGAATCATTAGGTATCAAAAACGTTTACCCTCTTCCCGATGGTAACGGTGAGTTCACTCACTTGATTGGTGCAGAATGTTCTAAATCAAATCTTGGTTTTGGATACAGGTCTTGGAGATATGCAGTAGTTGTTAATGATGGTGTAATTGAAAAAGCATTCATCGAAGATGGCTATCAAGACAATGCAGAGTCAGACCCTTATGAGATTTCCACACCCGAAAATCTATTAGAAAATCTTTAAAACACTCTATTCTAATTGTGCTAAATATAGTATAATGGAGTCATGATGAGTGATAATAAATATTTTCAATACAACCTAGAAGACCTTCACCGTAACAGTGAAAGTAAACAGTTTAATTACATTACTTTCTTTGCAGGCGGTGGGGGTTCTTCATGTGGTTATAAACTAGCAGGTGGTGACGTTCGTTACATGAACGAATTCCAACAGTTACATGTTGACACCTACCTAGAAAACTTCCCTAACACAGTACACGAATGTAGAGACATCAAAGAAGTCACTGCAGAAGGTATCATGGAGCTTAGTGGACTTAAGAAATACGAATTAGATATCATGGATGGGTCACCACCTTGTCCACCATTTTCTATGGCAGGTTCCAAGAAAGAAGGATGGAACCAAGAGAAGATGGCATATGGTATGAAACAACAGAACATTGAAGACCTAACATGGGAAATGATTAGGATTGCCGAAGGGTTAATGCCTAAAGTTATAGTATGTGAGAACGTGAAAGGTCTTTCAATGGACTATGCAAGAGACCATCTAAACAAGATGGTAAACGATTTTGAAGCACTAGGATACTCAGTGACTTGGAAAATCATGAAGGGACATCAGCATGGTGTACCTCAGAAGAGAGAAAGAGTATTCATGGTTGGTGTACGTGATGATGTACTCGAAGGTATTGGAATGCCTTGGATGTGTATGTCTTCAGTCTTCCCCGACCCAGTAAAAGAATTTGCATCTATTGAAGATGCAATTTCAGACTTAGAAACTGATGAAGAAAATATTACAGATGCAAAATATTTAGAAACTGCAATGGATGAATCATCAAAAGGACACTGGGTAAATGGATTCGATGTGCATCCCGATGAGAAGTTTGAAGGTTGTGGCCCATGTACTGGAGTTGCAGAAGTTCTTAAACAAAGAGACAATCAAGCATACACATCTATTGGAGACCACATTGTTAAACCATGGTTCCAAGAACAGATTAAGAACGGACACATACAACCCGAAGATGAAAAGCATTCTTACTACATGTCAAGAATAGTTCCTAAACATCTACCAGCTCATTCATTAACTGAACAGGGTTGTCAACCAAAGTTTATGGGTGGTAATCATTTCCACCATAGTGGTAAAAGAATTTACACACCAAAAGAAATGGTGAGATTAATGACTCTACCAAATGATTATAAAATGACTGGTGATTACAACGACAAGGGTGCAAGAATTGGATTGATGGTAGCACCATTATGTATGTACTACTTAGTTGAAAACATCAAAGGACAAATATTAGAACCATGGAATTTACTGCAAAGACAGACTTAGGGTTTAAAGAAACCTTCGACAAATGGAATGGTAAGTATCTCAATGAAGATTCTTACGATACTGTTATATCATCTATAGATGTTAAAGACGACATCATCAAAATTTATAAGCCTCATGGTACACTCATGGGTGAAACACTACTTGCATGTATTGTAAAGAGAGCATACAAAGGTGACCAGTATCATTTAATTAAAGACACATTGTTTTCTATTGATGATACATCTACAATGAGAGCAAATGCAGCCGGGCCTATCAACCACGAAGAAATGAAAGCAAAAGGATTAATCGAAGGTAAAGACTATGTCCTAAGAACTCCAAACAGTTATTATCCACTTAAGAAGAACGGTGAGTTCAATCGTATTGCAGAAGCAAATGAGATTCATTCCGTTCTAATCGGGTATAAACGTGGCAGATTCACAGGAATGATTAAGGGCAGTGGATGGATGGACAAGAAAGCAAACAAAGAAAAGTTTGAAATCCTATCACAGATTGCTAACGTCAATGAACAAGCACTAAAGACTGCAGTTCCCGAGATATGGAATATGCAAAGAACATTTGCAGATGAATGTATAGAAGAGAAATACCATATTGGTGGTTCTCCTATGACAGCGTTATCTGCAAACAAATATTCAACTGGTGGGACTGCAAAGATGTCTGCACATTTGGATGGTAAAGATTTAGAGTTCGGAATGACAACTATGTGTGTCTTCCGTATTGGAGAATTTGGGGGTGCATACTTATGTTTCCCTAGATATGGTATTGCTATTGAAGCAGATGATGGAGACGTACTGATTGCAGATTCAAATGAATTGCACGGTGTATCACCTATCACTGGTGAAGGAGTGAGATTATCATGTGTTGCATATTGTGATGAACATGTTGCAACTAAAGGGAGAGCTGGAAAATCAGAGAATCCTATTGGCCCTCATGCTGGAAAGTATGAAGAGAAAGGTTCACTGGACGGTTTCTTTTAAATGATATTCATGGTCGGTGGAGTTCCATGTTCGGGAAAGTCGACTCTTATGAGAAGACTTATATCTAGATTGGACGAACCTAAATTGGTTGAACCAATGAAACTATTTAAGTGCCAAGAACATGGTGACATATTAGTAGTCGGTCAATATCCCGAGGGAGAGACATTCGGTGGAACTGATAAGCTCTCTCACGGTTCTATACCACAGTTCAGAGAGTTCATTGAAGCAATGAACATTGCATATAAACATGTATTAATCGAAGGTGATAGATACTTTCGAGGTAAGGATATAGAATGGTTAATAGACAATCACGAAGCACGCGTTTACGTACTAACAGTAGAGTTATCGGAAGAGCACAATCGTCACGCAGAACGTGGAGACACACAGTCCGAAGTGTGGTTGAAGGGGAGACGGAGTCAGATAAACAACATATTAACAAACATGAATCTACTAGGACAATTGCAGATTCGTGATAACGATTGCATAGAATCATCTATGAAAATTGAGGAAGAGATTTATGACAGAATTATTTCATAAGAAAGTCTACATGGTCGTAGAGAATCCCAATGAGGATGATGCAGCCATCGAACTAACAGGTGGAGAATGGGACGGACTTGTATACCAATATGGTAAGATACAATTCGAAGAAGGTAAACCAAATATCAACTTCACAAGAACTATAAGAAGATTTCCACATGGCCAGGAAAAGACGGATATTGGACTTGAGGAACTCCTAAATAATAGTGAATTAAACGACCTCATGGGTGACATATTAATGGAACTTGTCGAGGAACAAATGAAGAGGGAGAAAGAAGATGGCACTAGAACATCATAAATTTAGATTAACAAGCGACACGGTAGAGGAAGGACAGGAAATGTATATTTTCTCCTGTGAAGAAGGCCTTGTTGAAGAACTTAAAGTAGTCTACTCAACTTACACATGGGTAGAGAAGACTGATACTCCACCCGACCCAGCATAACAGTAAGGATTAATCAATGAATAAAGAAGTATTGAAAGCACAAATTAAGCGTCATGAGGGCGAGGTACTTGAAGTATACGCAGACTCATTAGGATATCTAACACTTGGTGTTGGACATCTAATTAAAGAAGGTGATGCAGAACATGGACAACCAGCAGGAACTCCAGTATCACAATCAGTAGTAGATGCATACTACGAAGCAGATTTTGATAAACACGTAGATGAAACAATCCATGTGTTTGAATCAAAAGGTGGAAAGGATTTCTATTCTTTACCCGAAGACATTCAACATGTACTAGTCAACATGACATTCAACTTAGGTGGAAGTCGTTTTGGTAAGTTCAACAACATGTGGAAAGCAGTTGTATCAGAAGACTGGAAAAAAATGGCAGTCGAAATGGAAGACTCTCGTTGGTTCAGACAAGTCGGAAGACGTTCAGTTGAATTACAGGAGTCAGTACTAAATGTCTAACCCTATCAAATGTCTCCGTTTAGAAAACGGAGATGTCGTTATTGGTAAAGTGACAGAAAAATTATTCAAGTACGTAGTAGAAGAAGCACATGCTTGTATTGTTGAGATTCAAGGTGGTCAAATGGAAGTTGGTTTAGCTCCATGGATACCTTATGCAAAGGACTATACTTTTAAGATTTCTAAAGTCAGAGTAGTGTCTTGTTTTGAACCTAGACCAAACCTTGCACAAAACTACAAGGTGTTAACTGGAAATAAATAAAGTGGCAGATATATTAAGAGCATTAGAAAAGAAGTACGAAGGTGATATTGCAGTACACACTGCAAACATTCAAGTCTACCAACAAAACCCAGCAGGTATCGGAGAACATTCTGATATCGTTCAGGCAGTAGATGCAGAAGTTGAGAAACTTGCAGATGCTCAAGATAAGCTAAAATCAGTAAAAGAATTACTACATCCAACCAAAAAAACACTTGTAGAATAGACCTCTTTCTGTTATAATAACAGTATGGATTTTTATACTAATGTGTGTCGAACTCGCGACAAAATACTCGTAAAAGGTTATCAAGGTAAGAAACAGGTTCAAATGTCTGTGGACTACCGTCCTAATCATTACGTCCCAACCAAAAAACCTTCTGCATTCAAATCATTGGATGGGAAGAACCTTGAGGCTGTTAATCTCAGTTCAATGGGTGGTGCAAGAAAGTTCCGAGAGAAGTTTGCTGGAACAGCAGGGATGGAAATCCATGGGTATGATAGATACATCTATACATACATTGCTGATAAGTTTCAAGGGGACATCAAGTATGACCCAAAAGTTATCAAGATTGCAACACTAGATATTGAGTGTGAATGTGAAGATGGGTTTCCCGAACCCATGCAAGCTTTGGAAAAAGTAAACGCAATCACCATCAAACCTTTTAGATTTATGGCTCATACATTCGGAATTGGGCCGTGGGACGAAGCACCAGCTTCCGTACATTATCATGAAGCACAGGATGAGAAAGACCTACTTGAACAGTTCATCAAGTACTGGAGAAAAGAAAAGTTCGACATCATTACTGGTTGGAACGTTAATACTTTTGACATCACTTACCTTTGTAATCGTGTGGACAGAGTATTCGGTTCGGAATCACATAGAAAGTTTTCACCATGGAACATGTGTGATGTCAGAGAGTTCAAGACCAACTGGGGTTCTACCCAACAGGTCTTTAATCTGTATGGAATCAATGTCATTGATTACCTAGAGCTTTACAAAAAACATACTTTTGTAAACCAAGAGTCATACAGACTAGACCACATTGCAAATGTGGAACTAGGTAAATCAAAGATATCATATGAAGAGGAAGGTTCTCTTCACCATCTATACAGAAACAATTATTCCAAGTTCCTTGCTTACAACGTAAAGGATGTTACCTTGGTAGAAGACCTAGAGGAGAAACTAGGTTTGATGGAATTGATTCTTGCAATGTCTTACAATGCTAAGTGTAATTACAACGACACTTTTGGTATGGTTAAGTATTGGGAAACAATCATCTATAACTTTCTGAAGGAACAGAAAATTGCAACACCACCACAGAAGCTGTCACAAACAAAAGGTGATAGAATCCAAGGTGCATATGTCAAAGAACCTATCGTGGGTAAACATGAATGGGTTGTCTCATTCGATTTGAACTCACTGTATCCACATATCATCATGCAGTACAATATCTCACCCGAGAAAATGCAGAGAGGATTGACCGATACATCCGTAGAAAAATTATTCAACAAGGAAACGATTGTTGATGGCGCACTCGGTATCACACCAAACGGGGCTAGGTTCTCAAACGATAAACAAGGATTCCTTCCCGAACTTATGCAGAAGTTCTATGACGAACGTAAGATGTGGAAGGGTAAAATGATTGGGTATCAGAAGGAACTACAAACTTGTACAGATAGGAAACGTAAGAACGAACTCAACACATTAATCAAACGTTCTTACAATAACCAACAGGTTAGGAAGATTGCTTTGAACTCAGCATATGGTGCTTTGGCAAACCAATACTTTGCATTCTTTGACCCACAACTTGCAGAGGCAATCACATTGTCGGGTCAGCTGATTATTAAACATGCAGAGAAGACAATCAATGATTGGTTAAATACCACACTTAAGACAGATGAAGACTATGTTGTTGCAATGGATACCGATTCTGTTTATATTACACTAGACAAACTGATACAGCAGGTAATGCCTAATGAGACTGATAAACAAAAAATTACAAACTTCATCGACTCAATCGCAAAGTCACACATGGAAGACGTTCTTGACAAAGGTTTCCAAGAACTTGCAAAATACACAAATGCCTTCGAACAAAAGATGGAGATGGGGAGAGAGGTCATCGCAGACCGTGGGATTTGGACTGCAAAGAAAAGATACATCCTCAACGTCATCGACAACGAAGGAGTCCGACTAGCCGAACCTAAACTCAAGATGATGGGTATTGAGACTGCAAAGTCCAGTACACCACAATGGGTTAGAGGTAAACTTACAGATGCATTCAAGATTGTTATGCAAGGTGACGAAGAAGAACTATGGGATTTCGTAGAGAATGCTCGTATGGACTTCCGTAGGTTACCACCCGAAGACATGTCTTCACCTAGGGGTTGTAATAACCTAGGACAGTATGCAGACCCATCGATGATTTACGGAAAGGGTACACCCATACACGTACGCGGTGCATTACTTTACAATCATCATCTAACTAAGAAGAATATTCACAAGCGTTATGAGTTGATTAAGAGTGGAGAGAAACTACACTTCACTTATCTCACAACACCGAATCCAATCAATGAGAACGTCATATCATTTATGAACGTTCTACCAAAGGAGTTCGACTTGCATAAGTATATCGATTATGATATGCAATTCGACAAGTCATTCATAGAACCATTGAAGGTGGTTATAGAAAAGATTGGCTGGAATGTTGAACCAGTTGCTTCGCTAGATTCTTTTTTCGGATAAATAACGTTATGGCATACTCAAAAGAAGTAGTTCAAAGATTTGAAGCAGTACTTGCGAACCCCAAAAAACACTCCGTAGGTCGATTAGACAAAGACGACCCACATGTTGCAACAGGACTTGCAGGCGCACCAGCCTGTGGTGATGTAATGCAATTGCAATTATTACTGGACGATGATGAAAAAATCATTGACGTAAAGTTTAAAACCTATGGATGTGGAAGTGCAATTGCAAGTTCGTCCATGTTTGTTGATATGATGATGGGTAAGACTATCGAAGAAGCTAAACTAATTAAGGATAAAGACATCGCTGATGCGTTAGACCTTCCGCCGATTAAACTTCATTGTTCTGTTCTTGCCGAAGACGCAATCAAAAAGGCAATGATTGATTACGATACCAAGTTGGAACATCGCAGACACAATTATCCTAAATAATCACATGGCCACATATTTTAAACAAAGTGAATTTCACGTTACGATAACTAAAATAGTCGATGGCGACACAGTTGATGTCAACATAGACTTAGGCTTCTCTACTGTTCTAAAAAAACAGAGAGTGCGTCTAATGGGTATAGATACACCCGAATCAAGAACAAGAGACCTAGTGGAGAAA